CCACTACAAGTAAAAAAACTCTCATTCTGGATAAATTCAGTAAAAAATTTATTTAAGTTCGCATTTGCTCCACTACGTTTTCTATTAGCCCCTATTGTTTCAGCCATTAGCTTTTTGCTTTCTCCAATCGGATTACTCGTTGCTGCATTGGTTGGTGCTGGTGTTGTCATTTACCGCAATTGGGAAAAAGTGCGGGCATTTTTTGGCGGATTTTGGGAAGGCTTAAAATCAGGGCTTGCTCCTGTGATTGAAAAATTCAAGCCATTAGGCGATCTCTTTGGTGTTGTGGTCGGTTGGGTTGAAAAAGCGGTGAAATGGTTTACTGATTTACTTTCACCGGTGCAAAGTACGTCGAAAGATTTGGATAGCGCAGCGGTAGCAGGTAAAAAATTTGGCGAATGGCTTGCTAAAGGAATTGATTTGGTAACAAAACCATTGCAATGGTTGATGGATAGCATTAAGTGGGTTATTGATAATATGCCGTCTATCAATGAAAATACAGAAGCGAAACAAGAAGAGCTACAAAAAGGCGTGCGACAATTCCACGGTGGCGCAATATATTAATGGATACGGCAGGACGAGATGTGTTAAAGCAACAAATCGCCTCGTCTGATTTACCGGGACGCGCCACCGGCGGCTACACCGGCAACGGCGGTAAATATGATCCTGCCGGCATTGTACACCGTGGCGAGTTTGTGTTTAGCAAAGCGGCAACGTCACGATTGGGCGTAGGTTTTTTATCCAGCTTGCACAGTGCAAAAACAGCAAAAGCCGGAATGATAGCGGCAGGGTTGGCAAGCAGTGTGGCAATGGCGCAGCCGATTAGCGTTGAAGCCAGACCGACGATTGCGACAGTGCAACCAACGCAGCAGACTGCGCAAGCGGCACCGATGACGGTATCCATTAATATCAATACACAGGGCGGTGATGCTAATGCTATCGCTAAAGCAGTGCGGCAAGAACTTGAGAAGGTGCAGCAACAACAGCAGGCAAGAGCACGCAGCCGTTTAGTCGGCAGAGGTTAAGGGCGAAAGCCCTTTTAAGATTAAGGTCTTAAAATTTGTTTTATATTCTTAAGAAAACTTTGTATACTTCACACCATTTAGTAAATGGTTAATTTTAATTAATATGGGGCTTAGTAGCTTATGGAAAATCTTTCATTAAATCTAATTTTTGAAGATTTATCGCCTATTTTTAAGCGATTAAAAACCATTACTACAGCATCTGCATTGATGATGATACCTTTTACTGTTCCGAGTCAGTCTATCCAACACATTCAACATAACATTGATATTTCTAGTATAAAAGATACGGCAGTAACGAGAAATTTCAATAATAAATTAAATAAAGTTATGACAACGATAGAAAAACTTTCGTCTAGAACAGATTATTTTATAAATTCATTGACATCAGAAAAATTACAAACTGTTAAACTGCAAGATATTTTGAATATTGAATTGGAAATTAATCAGTTGGATCTTATTATTAAAGAAATTATTGATGAAAATAGATCTATCTCGCTTTCATCTGAATTAAAAAAACTTAGCAAAAAAATGCATCTACTTTGTGATATGATGAAATCTGAAAAATATAAACAACAATCTGACGAAGTTTTACTATCTCGCTCATATCAAGGTGAAGATAGTGTAGGTTACACCTATAACCCAGAACATTCTTTTGATGACTTTAAAAAATCAATCAAGATGGGTTAATGGATTCAAGATGGGTTAATGGATGAGAGTTGATTTATCAAAACAATTTATAGAAGGGCGTTTAGATACGCCTTTTTTTAAAGATATTCCCGCAATGTTAGATGATGAACTAAAATGCCTTTTCCAATTTATACAAGATGTTCAACAACACAAAAAATTACGAGGAAAAAATAAGCCATCTTGGTTGGATGATGATTTAAATGAACTCTCTCATACTGAAATTTATCAACAAAATAATATTTGGCATTATCATTGTGGACCTTATCAGCCAAGCAAAAAATATTCTCCTATGTCCGCACTTAAAATAAATTTAGAGGGTGAAACTTCTGGTCCAGTGATCCATTATCAGAAAGTTGCAGAAGATCATATTGTAATTATTGCTTATTCTCCTTAACATCAACCCTTTCCAAAAGAATCAGATATACCTAATCCATTGACCGAACGTACACCTGAAAAGTGAAAAAGATAATATGAATGCCGCAGAAAAAGCGATTTTAAAATCAATCGTTGATCAATTAAAAGGAGATTAAAAATGGATAAAAAATTATTTGATCGTCTAGTTAAAAGTGCTGAACATCATTGAGCAACAACCACAAATTATTGATACTTTAAGAGCAATTTAATTATCATCAAAAAGCAAGCCGCGCTTGCTTTTTTGTTATCCTCAAATCCACATCGCAAACTGCTACCCTCTCCAACTAAATTTTCTAACAATGACGCTATTCATTAAGCTGTAATGGAGTGTTTATGTCCGCAGAAAATAACCGCAGAATTGAAAACCTGATCCGCTATGGCGTGATTGCCGAAGTGGATTGTGCTAAACGACGTGCCAGAGCAAAATCAGGCAATATTTTAACGGATTGGTTGCCGTTTTTGACTTTTCGCGCCGGAACAACCAGAAGTTGGTCACCGGTGACGGTGGGTGAACAATGTTTGATTTTGGCGGAAGGCGGTGATTTAACGACGGCAACGTTGCTCGCCGGCGTCTATAGCTTGGCTTTTGATACGCCCAGCGTAAGCCCTGATGAACACGTGATCGTGTTCGCTGATGGTGCGAGTGTTGTTTACAACCAAAAAACACACGCTTTAACGGTGAGCGGTGTTGCCACCGCAAAAATCAGCGCAAGCACCAGTGTGACGCTGGAAACGCCGGTGGTGAAATGTACGCAGGATTTGGAAGTGGCGCAAAACGTGCTGATTGGCGGTAATTTATCAATGACAGGCAAAAGCGGCGGCGGTAATGCCTCGATTAAGGGAAATGTGGATATTCAAGGCGGTATCACCAGCGGCAGCGATGTGGTCGCCGGCGGTATTTCGTTGCAGAAACATACGCATCCGGGTGATAGCGGCGGCACAACAGGGAAAGCGCAATGAAATGAATAGTGAAAACGGCGCAATGATCATTGACGAAGTTGAGCATATTCGCCAGTCAGTACGAGATATTGTTATCACTGCTATCGGCACCAGATTGCAGCAGCGAGATTACGGCAGTTATCTTTATCAGTTGATAGATAAGTCGGTTAATCAGGCGTTGTTGTTGCAGCTGTCGGCGGTTTGTGTCAGTGCGCTGCGACGATGGGAGCCTCGTATTGATATTGAGCGTTTTATGGTGAGGGTGGAGCAAAACAAAGTGGTGGCAGAGTTGTGGGCAGTGTTGAAAGGCACGCAACAGTCGCTGGTTGCATCATTGGTATTAAGAGAGGTTTAAATGTCGGAGTTAGTTGATTTATCAAAAATTCCGCAGCCGGATTTTATTGAGCCGTTAAATTTTGAAGCGATTTTTAATGCGAGAAAGGCGGCATTTTTGAATTTAATTGAAGATGAAGCACAAAAAGCGGTGTGGCAAACTCGATTGGCATTGGAAAGCGAGCCGGTGGTGATGTTATTGCAAGAAAACGCCTACCGTGAATTATTGCTTAGACAGCGTATTAACAACGGCGCGCTGTCGGTGTCGCTGGCACACGCCGCCGGTGCGGATCTGGATGCGGTTGCTGCCAATTACAATGTGGCTCGTCTGGTGGTGCAGCAGGCGGACAACAGTGTTGAGCCGCCGATTGCGGAAATTTTAGAAAGCGATGAAACGTTGCGTTACCGGGTGCAATTGGCTTTTGACAGTATCAGCACTGCCGGTGCGAAGTCCGACTATCGTTATCACGCCTTGAGTTGTGATGGGCGCGTGGCAGATGTGGATGTGTTCAGTCCGCAGCCTTGTTGTGTGACGGTGTCGGTGTTGTCGGTGGCAAATGACGGTCAAGCGGACAGCAGTTTGATTGAAAAGGTTAAACAGGCATTAAATGATGATAATGTGCGACCGGTTGCCGATCGGGTGACGGTGCAATCGGCACAAATACATCGTTATCAAGTGAGCGCAAAACTTTATTGTCGACGTGGCCCGGAACAGCAGCCGATTAAACAGTTGGCAGAAAAACGCTTGCTCGATTTTGTCGGACGAAAAGCCAGATTGGGCATTGATATTAATATTTCTGCATTACACGCCGTGTTGCACGTTGAAGGTGTGCAGCGTGTTGAAGTGTTGGCGCCAAGTGAAAATATCGTATTGGCGCACGACCAAGCCGGTTATTGCGAAGCGGTGCATTTAGAGGTGGTTGTTGATGAATAACAAACAGGCATTGTTGCCGCCGGGAGCAAGCCGTTTAGCGCGACAAGCTGCTGAAATATGTGCGGCTGCCGAGGCAGTTAATTTTGATTATAGCGATTTGTGGAATGCGGACAAATGCCCTGAAGCGTTGTTGCCTTTTTTGGCGTGGGCGTTATCGGTCGATTACTGGGAGGAACGTTGGAGCGAAGCGCAAAAAAGAATGGCAATTAAAGCGGCGTTCGCCAGCCATCGGCAAAAAGGAACGATTGTTGCGCTCAAACGAATTATTGAGCCGTTTGGCTTTTTAACAGAATTAAAAGAATGGTTTCAAACCCAGCCACAAGGTACGGCAGGCACATTTAGCCTCACCATTGAAGTGCCGGAAACCGGCTTGAACGAACAAACCTACAATGAGTTAGTACGATTGATTAATGACGTGAAACCGGTGTCGCGGCATTTAACCAGCCTTGCGATTGCGATTTCACCCACAGGCACACTGAATTTTTTTATTGGACAGAACGCAGGCGAAATTATCAGCGTTTATCCCCGTTAATCCGAACAAGGAATTTTTATGGCGAAACAGTATTATTCGGTCTTAACTGATTACGGCACGCAAATGATTGCCAGTGCCATTGCACGCAAACAGCCTTTGCAAATCACGCAAATGGCAGTGGGTGATGGTGAGGGACGCACGCCCACACCGGACAGACGCAGAACAGGCTTAGTACGTGAAATGCATCGTGCCGATATCAGTGCTATCTCCGTTGATCCGCGTAACGACAAGCAAATTATTTTTGAGTTGACTATCCCTGAAAATGTGGGTGGCTTTTGGATTAGAGAAATGGGGATTTTTGATAACCAAAATCGCCTTGTGGCTTACGCCAACTGCCCTGATAGCTTTAAACCCGAATTAACCAGTGGCAGCAGCAAAGTGCAAGTGGTGAGAATGATCTTATTGGTTAGCTCATCAGATGCCGTTACCCTTAAAGGGGATGACAGCGTGATTTTCGTTACCCGTGGCCAACTCACCCCGAAGAAAATCACCGCAACCACAAAAAATGCCGTGGACGAAACTGGCCACAGCCACGAAATCGACAAAGCCAGTACCAGCCAAGCGGGTATCGTTACGCTGGACAGCAGCATAAACAGCAAGGCAGAAAATAAAGCAGCTACGCCGAAAGCCGTCAAAACCGCTTATGACAAAGCGGTGGACGGTGTGAATAAAGCCAATGCAGCACAAACGGCGGCGAATAATGCGAACAATAATGCCAATAAACGTGTATTGGACAGCGTGAAGGTGTCAAATTTAAATACTTTGAGTGGTTCGCAGGTTTTTTTCTGTTATGGGTCGGCAGTCGGAGCGCCAAGTGAGTTTGGTAACATTGATATGAACGGTATACACATTGACAGCGGTCTTCAAAAATTTCAGCTGTTAAGTGTCGATTTTAATGACTTGCGCTATCGGTTTAACGATGATAATAGCGGAGTAGCCGGTGCTGGTGAGTGGAGTGCGTGGCGACGTATTGTGATGAGAGAGGATTTCACTCAAAACCTTGCGGCGACCGGTTGGTGCAGATTACCAAACGGTTTACTGTTGCAATGGGGCAGTGGTGGCGGTTCAGGCAAAAAACAATTTCCGGTGGCGTTTAGACAGGTTTATCAAGTGGTGGAGTCATCAACGTGTGACGGTGATGTTAATTATGATCTGGATTTATTTTTTAACAATACTCACGTGTGGGGGCGTTATCAAACGAATATCCGCTATTTCGCCATTGGCGTGTAGAAGACCGCCGGTCGGCGGTCAAAAATCCAACTGTTCAGGATGAATATTTAATGCATTAGCGATTTTCTGTTTGGTGCTTTTGCGTAAGCGTGAGGCGGTTTCATATTGGCTGTAGGCAGATTGAGAAATGCCTAAGCGTGATGCCACTTCAGCTTGTGTGAGTTTGAGAAATTCACGCCACGCACGCACCGCAGACACATTTTGTGTTAAGGCGATGGCGGCGACCTCATAAGGCACACCGGTATCCAGAGGATTTTTTAAGCCGGCTTTGTTTTTAAGCCATTCTAAGGTGGCAAGCGGAACAACGGCAAACGCCGGATTGCCTTGTTCGTCATTAATGTATTGGATATTAGTAAGTGCGTTCATCACGTTTTTTTACCTCTTCAATGGAAACAACGCTTAATGCGTCACCGACAAGTTGGAAAAATACCCGATAACGCCCAACACGCAAGCGGTAAGGGTATTGATGATTGATTAACGTTTTGATATTGACACAATGTGGGAACTGTTTCAACGCTTCACATTTAGCAATAATGGTCGCTCGCTCAGGGATGCGACGAAGTTGTTTCAGTGCTTTTGGTTGGAAGATTAAGGTTTTCATTGTGTGATTAAATAAGTTATTTAGTCTTATATTATAACTAAAAATATAAGTTTTCAAGGAGCAGCAATGTACTATTTCGACAAAATAACGTGTAATTTTTATCCGGTAGAGGGCGCGGAAAGCTACTATCCGGATGTCGATTTTTCGCAAATGAAACAGGTGGATGAAGCCACATTTCAGCGCATTATCAACGGCAACGGTGCACGTGCTGCCGATAGTAACGGTAATCCGATTTTAATTCCGAACGCACTGAGTGAATATCACTGCTGGAATGGCACGGAGTGGGTAATTCCCGGCGAAGGCGAGGCGGAGTTGCTTGCCGAACAGCGCAACCAAATCCGCAACGCCATCAATGCCAAACGCGATATGTGCGTCAACGGTGGCGTGTATGTGCCGGAGATTGGCAAATGGGTGGATACGGATGAGAAAGGGCGTGCGACGCTGGTCGAAATCAAAGCCGATTTTGATTTAAACGGCAAAACCGAAAGCAACGGAGAGCCACGTATTTTCACCCTGATTTGTGCGGATAACACGGCACAACCGTTAGATTTTGACAAATTTAAAGCGGTGTGGAACGCCGCGGCGAAGCTAAAAGAAAGTATGTTTGAAAACGCCTATATGCACAAAATTTTGTTAGAACAAGCTGAAAATCCGCTTGAGTATGATTGGTCGATCGGTTGGGCAGAAACCTTTGAGGAGCATCAAAATGCACAAATTAAGACAACTGAAACAGAAGAGTAAGCGTTGGGGCTATCACGTGTTGATTGCGATTGACCAGCTTTGCAACGCTTTAACCGGCGGTGGGGCGGATGAAACCTTTTCCAGCCGTTGTTACCGCCGTGCGGTGTTGGCAGACAAGCCGAAAAAACGTTGGCGTTTTTGGTTTAAATTTGTCAATGCCTTGTTTCGCGATCCGAAACATTGTCAGACGGCGTATGAAAGCGAGTTAAAACGGCGACAGTATCCAGAGGATTTTGAGGTGATTTAATTTATTGTTTAAGGCGATCTTGTGGTCGCCTTTTTTGTTTTAGTGTGCTTAAGCGTCGATGATTGGCGGTTGTGAGGTGTTTAATCACATTTGGCATTGATAGCGTTTGCGCATACCTCGTTACACAATAAGCGTTAAGTTTGGTTTTGCTTAAGGAGCAGAGAATGTCAGAAGAGTATTTGCACGGTGTCAGAGTCAATGAAATCACAGAGGGCGTGCGCAGTATTCAAACGGTGTCAACCGCGATTATCGGTTTGGTTGCGACAGCAAGTGACGCAGATGAAGAAACATTCCCTTTGAATAAGGCGGTGTTGTTGACCAATCCGCAGGCTTATATCGCTAAAGCCGGTAAAAAAGGCACTTTAGCACGAGCGTTGGACGGCATTGCCGATATCGTGAATTGTAAAGTGATTGTGGTGCGTGTCGCCGAGTCAACACGCGATGAAAACAGTGAATCGGAAGAGTACGCGGCAGAGATGAACGCCAATATTATCGGTATCACTGATGAAAACGGTAATTACACCGGAATGAAGGCGTTGCTTACGGCATCGGTTAAATATGGGATTAAACCGCGTATTTTGTGCGTGCCGAAACACGACACCAAAGAAGTTGCGGTTGAATTGGCAGCGTTAGCGGCGAAGATGAACGCCTTTGCGTATCTCTCTTGTTACGGGTGCAAAACCAAAGAGGAAGTCATTACTTACCGCAAGAATTTTTCACAACGTGAAGTGATGTTGATTTTTGGCGATTTTATCTCTTTTAATCCGATCACGTTGCAAAACGAGGTGGATTATGCGGTGGTGCGTGCGGCGGCAGTGCGTGCTTATTTAGACAAAGAGCAGGGTTGGCATACCTCAATTTCTAACAAGGCGATCAACGGCGTTTCCGGCGTGACCAAAGAGATTTACTTTGATATTAATGACAGTTCAACAGACGTGAATGTAGCGAGCCACGAAATTTGCGACACATTACCACGAAATTTGCGACATTATAACTGTCGCAGATTTAATGATTATTATCTAATTTAAACAGCCTGTCCACTCTAAAAATTATAGATTAAATTGTCCTCATACTGTCCATTATGACTTGCGGATGTTTGTATAACAATCCGCTGATAATCCACAAATGACTGCCAATTATCGCCTTTTGATGCAATTAGCCAATCGACAAACCGGATAAACTCACTTTTAGTGGATGAAAAAAAGAGATACGGCGGGCGCGTAAGGCGAATTAGCTCCAAAAAGTCAATCAGGTCAAAATACCTCTCTTGCTTATAGCTGGCTTGCTTGGTGCAGAGATATGGCGGATCGAGGACAAATATTGCCTTGCTGTCGTCGGCAAACTTAGGCAGCAATGTAACAAAGCTCTCATTGACCACTTCAATCCCGTCTAAATAGCCGTCCGCAGTTGTGTAATCACTCTGTCTAATGCAATTATAAAATCCACGACTATATAACTCATTAATCGATTTAACTTGTTGCCCCGAAAACAGCAACCAAGCGCATAAAATATGTGGGTCTTTATAGCCATTAAACGACTCAATAGCATCAATTACTTTATGGCGCATTGCAATATCAAGACGCCTATCTCGCGGATAATTAGCTAATAACTCACTTAATATTTGGCGTAAGCGATTAATATCATCAATATGCTTGAGACGCTCGGCATAGCCGTCAAAATCATTATAAATCACGTGGGCGTTAGGTTTAAGGCGCTTGGCGGTATGGCTTAATAGCCCGCTGCCGCCAAACGCATCGACAATCGTCCAGCCCTCGCCGTCATTGGTAATTAGCTGGTTTAAAACAGCCCTAAACTGTTGCAAAAACATTCTTTTTTGCCCGACAAATGGTAGGGGTGCTTGAGCAAAATATTTAGCTTGCGGAGCGATTACCCCCCCCCCAATAGTACATTTCGTAATCATTAATTAACCTTATTTGCCCGAAAAATTGCCGCTAGATGATTCGGGCTAAAGCGCCAGCCCTCACAACCGTAATTAAT